AAAGAGATATCGACCATGTAGAAGAAACCCTTCTTACAGAACTACAAAATGAAATTGGTATTGCTGTACCAAGAGACTTTGCTACAGACCCAAGAATGTTTTATAAGAGGCTTGTTGAGTTCTATAGGAGTAGAGGTACACCAGAATCAATCACATCATTCTTTCGTGTTATATACGATGATGAAGTAGAAACATATTTTCCATTTGTAGATTTACTTAATCCATCAGATGGAGATTGGACAGATCAAACTACAGATATTATAGCAAATCAATCTAACTATACAGCTTGGAATGTGTTTACAATATCTGGTACACCAACAGTAGTTAGCGGTAATAATGATGCAAGTAATCCTGCATTCTTTGATGATGATATAGTATTTGTTAATGATGTATATCAAACTCCAGATACAGATTATGTTGAGGAAGTATATTCAGATACAACAACTAAATATAGATTAACATTTACAAGTGCATTATCAGATGGCGATGTGGTTAAGACATATCCTAAGGGTTTATTTACAACTAATCAAGGATTCTTATCAGATAAAAAATATTTACAAGACTCTTATTACTATCAACAGTTCTCATATGTTATACGTACTGGTAAGAACATAGCAGATTGGAAGAATGCATTTACAAGATTAATTCACCCAGCTGGATTTAAGTTCTTTGGTGAAATATCAATATTAATTAAGTTATTAACTTCTGGTATGCCATCACAATTATATGGTTGGTTACCACCAGCTGGTAAAATTACTATTAACTTAGCTCAAGAACAAATTGGTCCAGTAGCTTTTTATAGAACTAATTATATAGAGAAAACTTATACACATATACCATTTACTACAACTGGAACTTATAATATTGGTTCGGGTGGCGGCAGAATAGGTATGTGGAATCATTGGGAGAACATGAAGTTCAGATATTTAGGCCCAAATAGCGATTTCGCTCACTATACAGTGCAAGATAGTATAAATAACAATATAGGATTACAATTCGGAATCCAACACCGAAATCAAATAGTGATTTCATAAATAAAACAGAGGAAATAAAATGGCAGCAATTATAACTAGCAAATTTAGATTAGATACAACTAATAAATTCTTGGCTAGTCTTGGTGACAACACATTCTACATGGCCTTGGGACGGCCTAACGCGTGGACTGATGATACGGTTCCAACAACCCCATATGAAAATGACTATACAAGTAATACTTTATGGGAAAACATGTTTGCCATGAAAAAGATTGCTAGTACAGACATTATTCATTGTTCACCAAGGAACCTTTGGGTTTCTGGTACAACTTATGTAGAGTATGACGATCAAGACACTAACATAGAAAGCAAAGTATACTTTGTTATCTCAGATAACAATAACGTATACATTTGCTTAAAGGCAGGAACAGGAGCAAGCACAACAAACCCAGACGTTTCACCGGGTGGTGTAGTAACAACAGGAGTTATTAACTTCTCAGCAACAGATGGTTACATATGGAAATATATGTATACAGTCCCAACAACTGATGTGACAAAGTTTTTAACATCATCATTCATACCAACAAGACATATTAAAGTTACACCTCCAGGAGGTTCTGACACAGCATTGGTTAATCAATATAGTGTGCAGACTAATGCAGTTGATGGTGCAATATATAATATGAAGATAACTACTGCGGGAACTGGATATGCTAATGGTGCTACCGAAGCTATCCTTACAATCGTAGGTGATGGCACAGGTGCTACAGCTACGGCCGTAGTAGCGGGTGGAGCTATTACAGGTATTACAATGACAGCCCCAGGTTCAGGATATACTCACGCTACTGTAACAGTAGCAGGTACAGGTACACTTGGTGCAGTAAGACCAGTGATTGGTCCTCCAGGTGGATTCGGTGCAGACTCAACCAATGACTTACGTTCACATTACGTAACAATTAATACTACATTTACGGGTGATGAGTCAGGTAGTATTCCAGATTCAAATGACTTTAGACAATTGGCATTAATTAAGAATCCAATTGAAGAAGCCAATGATGGAATAACCGCAGGGTCATTTGTAGCAAATAACTTTTATAAAATTTTAACAACTGGCTCTACTGATTATACTTTAATTGGTGCAGCCGATAGTTATGTTGGTACAGTATTTAAAGCATCAGGGGTTGGTTCAGGCTCTGGTACTGCAGCTCAGATTGCAGAAGCTAATACGTATAATACATGTAAAAGTTTAACAGTTGCTACAGGAGCAGCATTCCCAGCAGACCAAATAATCCAAGGTACTATAACAGGTGCTTTAGGTCAAGTAGTGGAATATGATTCAAGTAATGGTATTATATATTATACTCAAAATGAAGCTACAGGCTTTGTTACATTTACTGATTCAGATTATATTCGTGAGAATGGTACAGCAATTGCAGGACAAGATTGTACAGCAGTAGGAGTTCCTTTAATTAACCATCATTCAGGTGATGTAATGTTTGTAGAAAATAGAACAGCAACATCTAGAGGTGATGGTCAAGTAGAGACAGTAAGATTAGTAATCGCATTTTAATAGGAAAGAAACATGGCAATTTCATTTAACGTAGAACCATATTGGGACGACTTTGATGCCGCGGGAGCGGATGGTTTAAGTCCTAAAGAAAAATATCAAAGGATATTATTTAGACCTGGTAAGGCTATACAAGCAAGAGAATTAACCCAGCTACAAACAACATTACAAAACCAAATATCATCTACGGGTGACCATATATTTAAGGATGGTTCTGTTGTTGTCCCTGGTGCAGTTCACCTTCATAATAAAATTGACTATGTAAAATTAGATTCAGCTAATGCATATTGTGATACTGTTGCAGAATTAGTTGGTACTGAATTTACTGATGGTACTAACACAGCAAAAGTTATTCATGCTGCTTTAGCTTCTGGCTCAGATCCAATTACACTATGGGTACAATATATATCTGGTGCTGTATTTGCAGATAACGCAACGATAACAGATGGAGCTGATAAATCAGCAGAAGTAAAAGCATCTAGTGCCACAGGCTTTGGTTCAATAGTATCTATCGAAGATGGTATATACTATATTAAGAAACACTTTGTTGTAGCTAAAGCTAAGACAATTATATTATCTAAATATACATCAAGCGTATCATTTGATATTGGATTATTAGTTACTGAAGCTCTTATTAGTTCAGGTTCTGATGCAACATTAAATGATAATGCTACGGGTACTCCTAATGAGTCTGCCCCAGGCGCACATCGTTATTCTATCACAGCAGTATTAACTACTCAAGCAGTTAATGCTAATGATGGTAACTTTGTTCTTATAGCTCGATTAGAGTCTGGTGTTATTACAAAACATGCGAGGTCCGCTGACTATAACGAATTAGAATCTGTATTAGCTCGTAGAACATTTGACGAATCTGGTAACTATTATATTAATCCATTTAAAACCCTTGTCAAAACACATCAAGCCGATACTCCTGATGCTACTAAACTATCTCTTGCAGTTGAGCCTTCTAAAGCTTATGTAAGAGGTTATGAAATACAAACATTAGCAACTACTAATGTACACTTTGATAGAGCAAGAACTTCAGAAAGAGTTACAGATAAAGTTACAGAGATAACACATAATAATTATATTGAAGTTATAAACATGTATGGCACACCAGATATTACCACGTTTGGTTTAATATCTATTGAGAATTCAGGTGGTACAGAGATTGGTACATGCCGAGCTCGTTCAATAGAACGTGTTTCAGGCGATGGTGGAACAGGTGCGTCAAGATATAGAATACATATATTTGATTTTACAGGTACAATGACAGCAGCAACTCAACTAGATGATAGTGAAGGCACCACACCAGGTGCTACATTTGCTGCAACAATAGCAGATGGTGGTGCAACCACAGCGTATAACATTGGTCCGGACTCTTTAGTATATCCATTACCATACGATAGAATTAAGACATGTAATAGTGAGACTGATGAAGCTCAGCCAGTTGATTTTAACTATCGTTATGAAACTAATCGTATACTTACTCAGGCAACTGTATCTGTTGGTCTTACCGCAACATTTACTTTAGCCTCTGCTGGTGAACAATTTGGTACTTATAGTTCTAATCAAAATTGGATTATAATTCAAGATACAGATAATACAGAAGGTGGTGAAGAAGTTGTAGTAGGTGATATCACAGTTAATAATGGAGCAAATCCTCCAAACTGTGTTATATCTAATTTACCGGCTGCTGGTAAGCTAGTAAGATTAATTGCTCCAGTTATTAAAACAGCAATTCATAAGACTAAAACATTAGTTACTAACACCGCTGTTGCATTTAATGCTCTTGATGACTTCACTGGTACAGGAATGGCTCTTGGCCATGCTGACATATATCGTATAGTATCTGTTGAGGAAACCTCAGGTTCTGTTGATGTTACTGAACACTTTGAATTAGATAATGGACAAACAGAGACTCACTATGGTATAGGAAGAGTTAAACTTAAGACCACATCTAATTATACAGCAAGTTCTTCAAATTCTGTAGCGCTTACTGTTACATATGATTACTTCTCACATACTGCAGGTGACTTCTTTACAGTTGATAGTTATACCGGAGAAGTTGACTATGCAGATATTCCTAAATTAGAAGATACAGAATTAAGAAGTGCCGTTGACTTTAGACCACGTGTGTCTAATGCAGGTGGTAACTATACTGGAACAGGTGCGTCAACAGGATTTGCTCCTACAAGATATACTCAATTTGAAACTGATATACAATTCTACTTACCAAGAATGGATAAGGTTTATATAAATTCTGCTGGTGAGTTCGGTGTTTCACCGGGTGTTCCAGCACGTGAACCAGAAGCACCTGGCGTTCCTAAAGATGCAATGCATTTATATACGTTAAGTATTACTCCATATACATTAGACCCAAGTGAAGTTGGTGTTGAATATATTGACCAAAGACGTTATACAATGCGTGATATTGGACATCTTGATACGCGAATAGGTCAAGTAGAATATTATGCTGCACTTAATTTCTTAGAAACTGAAGCACAAAACAAACAAATTTTAGATACATCATCCCCTTATAGTTTAAGATGGAAGTCTGGTTATTTAGTAGATGGATTTGCAAATACTAGAATGTCAAATTCTAGCTCACCAGAATATAGAGCTTCTGTTGATATACCTGAGCGTACATTAAGACCTTCATTTTCTCAAGGTAATGCTGCGTTAGCATATCATGCAGCTGGTTCAGGTACAACAAAAACAGGTGATTTAATAACATTACCATATACTAGTTCTGCGATTATATCACAAACACAATATTCTGGTACCATTAATGTTAACCCTTATGACGTATTCAACTGGACAGGTTCAGTAGCACTAGCTCCTTCAACCGATGAATGGATGGATATTGATAGGAGACCAGAAGTTGTTATTAA